AATCCAATTTAGAACTCTTTGCGCCTTCTCTATAGAGGAATACTTGCCTAACTTATCGTAGCCATCAACAAACGGATAAAATGCGATAATATGGTTATTCCCATCAATACATATCGAGATGCAGTTATCCAGATTAACTATCTGTATTCCATTCTGACTTTTAATCAGCACCGAAGAACACCTCCCTCATAGAAAACACGCACCTACCAACTCTTAACCGTTCTCGATTCATTTTTGACTGCTGTTCGTTGTCACAAATAAACTGGCGGCAAATTTCCGGCCTTACTTCATAAATCGTGCAGATTTTCTTTCCGTTGTCCCGAAACGGGCAGGTCATGTCAAGTACCGGCTTCGCCACTGGAATAAGGTGTTTACTCTCCCTTATCCCGTTCTGACGAATGTACTTGTGAATCTTGCGGATTTCATCATCCGACAACGGAAGAATATCTGAACAGCAATTCCCACACTTAGAACATTTTCCATTAACCGTGTAGTTGTAGAGGTTATCTTCCATGCCTTTTGCTATTACCGATAACGCAGACATACACTCCATGGACTTATCCCTCCATCCAGCTTTTATCTACCATAGGATCCGGTTCTTTCTGCTTCTGTCCTGCTGTCATATCTGCCATGGTCTTAAGTGGTTTTTTCTGCTCAATAGCTGCCTGCGATTGTTCCTGCTCTGGTTCTACTGGAAACTCCTGAGCGTTTGCGTTCTGTTCAATGTCATATTTCACATCTTCCGCAATTATATCCACATCCACAAAATCATCATCATGCTCCACGCTTTCAACCACCGTTGCATCTCCATACTGCTGAACAATTTGACGACAAGCTCTTGAAATAACGGTTTTCTTTGCCATCATATCTGCAAATTCCTTATGAGTACCAGCGTTTTCCTTATAACCGTACCCTTTTCTCCACGCTGTCTTAATCTGATTAATATTCATAACCTCAATGTACTGGCTTCTATCCTCCAGAGTAATAAAACAATAAGCACCTTTGATTTTATCAAGGTCTATATTCATAAAGTCCTGCGTATGCTCGTCCAATACTTTGCGGCCATTCTCTACATGATATTTAAAGGTATCTCCTTCATAGATAACTTCTGCGTCGATAGTTTTTGCTCCATATCGGTGCGCCATTGCTTTCCAACCATGATAAGATACTTGGCACTGTAACTTTCCGCCATAAGCAACCGGGTAACACTGCTTTTTTTGCATATTTAGGCCCTTTGTTACCATTTCCATTAAGCTATTAGCAATACTCGCCTGCGAGCAAGTTTCCAGAACGCATTTTCCATTCTTATCATTCGTCTCCTTCAACTGAAGATATGCTCCCATCAGTGCGTTAGTCGGGTTATAGTCCGGCGGAAACGTCA